ATGAAAGTATATTTAATTTCGTTTACCTCAGCAAAATACCCTGTTATAGAAAGGCAGGTGATATTAGATTTTCTCAACACACAACCTATTATAAAAAATTGGCATGCTGTAATGCCGAACGCGATTTTAGTTGCTACAGAGCACACAATTAAAGATGTGAGTATAGCTCTATCAACTCGCTTCCCCCAAAATTTAACTGTCTTGGTTACTGATGCTAGTTACGCTGACGGATTAGCAAATAATACTGTTTGGGATTTTATCAATAAACCTAAATCATCAGGTAGGTGGCCGTGATTTTCTAACAAGTTCCTTAAACGGACAAAAAACATTTGGCTTTTGCTCGTTCCTCGCTAATTTTAGCCAACTATATTTAGCCCTTTAACAGGGCGTTAGAAGCACAACGAAGTTAGGAGTAAATTTTTGAATTCTTTTTTCAAATGGATGTTTAAAAATGCATGGAATTTGTTTGGTGCCTTAGGGGTTGGAGGAACATTCTATTTCTCTTTGATGTACGTCCCAGATTATGTCAAAGACATCACTACAGGGAAAGTTAATGTCATTCATGAAAGTCTAATGGATGATGTGCAAGAATTAATTTTCTATGAAAAATCAATTTCAATTGAAGATGTAGAAATGTTCATACGCGGGAAAGAGCTGAAACAAGGGATATCCTACCGATATACATCAGAAGAACTTCTTCTCCAAGTTCAAGAGCGATTCATGGGGAATAAATTCATTCCTCTTGAGAAAAGAGAATCGCTTTTAGCCTCAATAAATAAATTGAGCTCTAGTTATAAGCCTCTTAGCAAACCAGTTAAAAAAGGCTTTGATTGGGTACTTATTATGCCTTGGTTATTTTCTGCATTTGGGGTGATTATCGCAGGTATAGGGGCATCTAGTCTCACTGGTAAATTGAAAAGTGATAAAGAAACAGAAGCAGATATTATATCTGGGGATATTATAATCAATCATCATGGCGGTTCAATGTCTGCTTCAGCTTATGAGTATGAAAAAATGGTTGGTGATGCGCTATCAGAGTTAAATGTGCCCCACAAGTCAGATTCAAATGAATATGACTTTATCGTTAATCATCAAGGTAAAGATGTAATTGTGGAAGCTAAAAAATACCACAAGTTACTCGGACTTGGCTCAGCACGTAACTTTTTAAACATGATTTTAGCTTCTGATAAAGGAGGTGTTTTAGTAGTTTCTTCTGGTCTTACACAAAGATCAAAGGAACTAATACTAGAGCACAATCAAATTTCAGATAATCAGAGAATATTTTTGGTTACAGGTGACTCAAAAGAAAAAGTTAAAAAACAATTATCAGAAATATTTTGTGCATAAGAGCAACTAACAAGGCATTCAAACGGACTAAAAATAGTTGGCTGTTTTCACTTCGTTCAACATTTTAGCCAACAATTTTGCGCCGCTTAGTAAGGCGTTAGCCGTATCTCAGTTTAGGAGTATTTTCAAAGTGAGCATGGAGTTTTTAATGGATTGGAAGTTTTGGTCGTTCTTAGTTGCTTTTTTTGCTTTGATTTTATCCCAACTACCACCAATTAGGCTTTGGTTTAAAAAAGCCAAGTTGGATCTTGAGCTGTATTCAAGAGTTCACCTCACACACAAAGTCGGAAATCCCAATGTTCAAATCCATCTGATTTTAAGAAATGTGGGCGGTCGAAATATTAGAATTAAAGAAATTAGTATTGATATAGAAAGGGATGGCAAATTTTTAGATACATTAACCGCACAAGATTACCTACCTGACCCTTTGAATAATCAAAGCGTTTTGCTCACTAACTTCTCACTTTCTCCGAATGATGAGTGGTCAAATAGAGTTAACTTACTGAATTACTTTAACAGGGAAGAAGAGAGATCATTTAAATCTTCTGAAAAGGCTTTAAGAGAAGAAATCATTAGATTAAGAGAGCCACTAAACGAAGGTGACAAAACTAACGTAAAAGTAACTGACCAATTCATAGAACCATTTATCCAAATGTTTAAAAATAAGTTCATTTGGAAGCCTGGAGACTATCAGTTTCAAATAAATATTAAAACACTCGACCAAGAAGCGGATATTAAAAAATCATTTAGGTTTATTTTATTTGAGTCTCAATCTGAAGATTTAGAGTCATATGTTAAAGACTTTAATATAGGTGCAGGTATTTCTTATAATGTTAATGACCACAGCGGTGTATTGGTTCAGGTGGAAGAAATATACGGCTAAGTCGTTTAAAAGGACAAAAAACAGTTGGTTTTTGCTCCATCGTCGCTAATTTTAGCTAACAATTTTTTGCCTTTTTACAAGGCGTTATATTTTTAAGGTACTCTCATGAAAGTTGAGCAAGCGTATAATTTGGATAGTGAAGAAATAGTTGACGCCGAACTTGCCTACGATTATTACTGGTCAGGTATTATTAAAAATAAAAAGAATTTCGAATGCCCCGCTGAAAATTGTGCCGTTCAAATTACTTGTGCTAATTTGGATAAGACTCGACAAGATATGAAAGTTGACCCTTACTTTAAAGCTGTAGGGGAACATGAACCTGATTGTAATTTGATAAAAGAAATATTAAAAAATGATTTGTCGTCTAACTCAGGCATAGGAGGACGGAAAAGTAGAGCTAAAAAACAGGACGAGCTTCCAGATGTGTTTGGGTTGTCTAGGCCTAAATCACACTTAGAGAAAAAACAAAAGTTTTCAACAGGTATTACTCCTGTTACTTGTAAAGAAAACAAACGGAAATCAAAATCTGAAACTAATATCTCAAATTTTCAATCATCTACGTATTATGCAGTGCGAGCATTTGTATCAAAGTATTTGAGGTATAAATCTTTAAGTTTATTAGGTCAGAGGTACGTAAATATTAAGGGATATAATGTTTCATATAAAGAAATGTTTGTTGATATTTCAGGCCAAAATTTAAATAACATATCAAAATACCCTCGAGTATATTTTGGAAAGGCAGTCATAGTTAAGCGAAAAGAGAATGATTACGCTGTTAGCTTTGAAGCTTCGTTGTCCCATAATGAAGAACTAATCAGTCCTTCAATTTATATCGCAGAATCTTTAATAAATGGAGCATTCACTAAAAAGTTATCTGAAGAGAAGTTTAAAATTCTTTCTCAAAAAAATCATTTAGGCTCTTGGGTCTTTGTTTACGGCATACCAAAAGTTAAACTTGTGAAAGGTAATAGTTATATAAATATCAATATTTCCAATTTAGATTATCTGGATTTAAGAGAAAAAATATAACAAGTTACTCAAACGTACCCTAAACAGTTGGCTAGCGCTCGTTCCTTGCAATTTTAGCCAACAATTCGCGTCGCTTAGTATGGCGTTTTACCTATTTGGAGAATTATCATGGAATGGTATTGGTGGTTAGCTATTCTTATTTTATTAGTCTTTTTTAATGAATATTATCAAACTAAAATGCGTAGAAATCGTTTAATGAAAAAGTATAATAATGCTAATTTAGTTGATAAGTTAATGAAGAAAATGTTCTGGCAAGGGCAAAGTGAAGAGCAATTAATTGATTCGCTTGGTAAGCCGTTGGATATTGATCAAAAAGTTCTCAAAACAAAAGTAAAAGAGACATGGAAATATAACTCAACGGGTAAAAATCGTTATGCTTTGAGGATTATTATTGAAAATGGTGAGGTTGTAGGCTGGGATCAAAAATAGGTATAACAAGCAATTCAACAAGGACAATAAACAGTTGCCTTTTGCTCCTGCGACGCTATTTTAGCCAACAATTTTTTGCCCTTTAATTCGCCGTTATACTTACATTCTTTGACCAGACCAAACTACGCGGCCTATTAGCTCGATATCCGTTCCATTTAAATGCTCTTTGTTTATTTCCCAAGGTTCATACATATCATTATCAGATTTTACTTTGATAATACCACCCGGTAATAACTGTAATCTTTTCACTAATAAATTATGTTCATGACGCATCACATAAATACCATCACTTAGCCCATTAAAATCTCGGTTAACCATAATCATTGCACCGTTCTTTAATGTTGGGTACATACTGTCACCTTCAACCAACATCAAAAAAACTTCTTTTGGGTTTACACCTATTTCTTTATCTAACCATTCAGGTTCGAAACTAATTAATTGAGTTTGTTCTTCTGCTTCAACTAAAGATCCGTCACCAGCTGACGCTGAAACTTCATAAAAAGGTAAATTAATGTGTGAACCATTTTTATTTTTTGGAATGTTTTGAATTGAAAGTTCCGCTTTTCTAAATGCACTTGTAGGAATTTTTTTTCGTCCTCGCCAAGTTCTAATAGTCGTTGGAGATACTTCTAATTTTTTAGATAATTCACTGATTTTACTAGTCTTTGTTATTTTGAATAAACTTTCTAATTGCTGTTCAAAATCTTCCACATTAATTTCCTATAAAATAACGTTGCAAATCGCTCCATCTTGATTTAATATCTTTATGGAGCGGTACGGAGCGGTCATTGTCGTTTGTAACGCTTTGACTTGTTATAACCGCAAATAATTACATAGGTGTTGTATGAATACAAATTTTGCATTGCTCGCTAGGTTCCAAACACCAGTGATCGAACTGAAAAATGTCTGTGAAGAATTCTTCGGTATCAAACCAAAAACAGCAGAGCAAAAAGCTAAAGGGTGCGATTTTCCAATTCCAACATTTAAATTACGAGACTCAGAACGTAGCCCGACATTAATAAAAATTGAAGACTTAGCGACTTATATCGACAAACGCTATGCAGAAGCAGAAAACGAATGGAAGCAAGTTCACAACCTTTAACGTTATTACTACTAAGTATCGCGTATCGGTAAGAAAAAAACGAATAAAGAAATTTATTAAGTGACTTAAATGATTATCTATTACGAATACGAAAGGGTTTTAGGCGTTAACTCAACACATGATGATGATTCAGGTGTACGCCAATATAACTACTTTTCGTCACTGTCTAAATTCAAACAGTGGGTTTCGTATGAAATGGGTAATTCAGACGTAATAGAAATCACGGATTCAAATTACCGACAATTAGTTCAAAAGGGGGTCATATGAAAAATGTTATAAACAATGCTTTATCACCTCTGGCTGATGAACTAATTAGTAAGCGCCTAATTGCCAAAAAAGACAACATCATTGTTGACCACTTAGCTTTTAGTTTTCCATTGTCACAGCTTCGTCATTGTCATAAAGCGGGTTTTGCAGGTTACAGTCCCAAAAACCAACCTTATTTTCCATTACCTCCCAAGGTTGAAAACTCTGAGGGTAAGTCATTAGAAGAAATTGAAAGACATGCACTCTTTGTTAAAAAGCAACTGTCTGATTTCTATTTTAGAACCCTTAAGATTTTTGTTGATCATGTTCTCGGTTTTACCCTTTCCGCACCGAGAGACAAAGGGTTTCATGGCTATAGCAATTCGCTAACGATGAAATCACAAACGGGTGTTGATGTTGGCTTTATTGGTTTAGGTGGTCAACGAGATACGGCCTACATTCAAATTTCTGGTTTAGGGTGCAAAAACTTATTTGGCTATACCGATAAATTTAAACTTCATCATTGGCTGAATAGCGTTTTATCCATTTCTTTTTTGTCGCGTGTTGATTTGGCGAGTGATGATTACGACGGCATTTTTGATTGTGATTATGCGGATAAAGCTTATAGAGATGGTGCATTTAGAACAGGTAAGGGCGGCATTATGTCTGTTTTTAAAAACGCCAGTGAATATACCTATACCAAAGACTTTCAAAAAAACTTTGATGTTGAAATGGTCACTGTGGGTAAACGCACAAGCCCTATTTATTGGCGTATTTACAATAAGAAATTAGAACAAAAAATTGTGAATGAAGACCTTAATTGGTATCGCTCTGAGGTTGAATTAAAAAAATGGTCGGTTGATTGTTTGCTTGATGTTGACGCCACTTTCGCCGGTATTAATGTTTTTTCTCAAAGTATGGAAAATACACAAGGTATTCGTACCAAGTCCATGTCTCCAACAAAAGAGGCTTGTTTAGAATTAGCGAGTCGCGTTCGTTGGTTTCGTCATGCGGCGGGTCGTGCTTTGGGTGATGTTCTTGAGTTAGTTGGCGGTGATATTTCTAAAGCCTTCGGCTTACTCCTACCTGATGAAGTATTGGGTGACAAATTGGGAATTCCTCCCACGTATAAGAAATTAATTAATCATGCACTGGAGTGTTAAAAAATGGCTATTGTAATTGCTGGTATTGGTATTACGCGTTTTCCTGAATCTAAAAACCCACATATTGAAAATGCAAAATTAGAAGTGTTGTATCCCTTAGAGGCGGTTGATTCGCCTAAGTTTCAACGTAAAGCGGCGGGTCGTACTACGTCAACCCCTTTTGGCAAGGAAGCCATCTCGATTAACGCGAAATACGCGCATCTGTTAATTGATTCTCAAGCGTTCGTGGGGGACAAGCAATACGACCTCAAATTCTCTTTTAATGACGACACGTTTGAAAATGAAGTCATTGAAATAACGCCTGTTGATGCTCAGTTAAAAGAACATTTCACGCTTTCGTTAAAGAACTTTAAAGGCGCTTAATGATGATGAACACGTCAAACAATAAATTGAAGATTTTTATTTTTTTGACGTTGTTTGTCTTCGTTTCAAATGTTGATGCGGCTTATTGCCTTATTGAAGATGGTAACGGAAATTTGAGCATTGACAGTACATCAGTAGAGACTTGCCCTAGTGGCTTGGTTTTACTTTCAAAGACCGATTATAACAATATGAATGTTGACCTTGGTGAAATTACATCAGCAGATATTGCCATTAGTTTTACTTGGGGCTTTGGAACCTATTTATCTTTTTGGTGGTTTTCTTATGTTATCAGGACAGCTAAAAAAACCATCAAATTGATATAAAAAGATTCTCGTTTCGGGGGCTTCTGAAACAGAATAAAACGGACAATTTTGTCCATATAACTGTAAATTTTGGAGAGAAAAAATGGCTGATATTTTCACAGCAGTAGATATAAGTACAGTTGCAACATTCGTTGGTGCAACAGGCGTTTTAATCGTTGGCGTTTACCTTGCTTTTAAAGGCATTGGTTTGGCTAAACGCGCAATCGCGGCGGCTTAATTGAAATGGCGGGTATTATGCTCGCCCTTTTTCATGTCTGCATAGTAATGCTTGGTGCGATGTGTGCCAAAGAAGTTTGCTCTGCACTTGGTTAAAGGGTTAAAAAATGAAAATTTTAATTATGGCGCTGTCTTTATTGGTAGCGCCTTTTTTTTTACATGCTGATATTTTTCACGATGGCACTGTAGATGTTCAAGCGCCGAAAACCACTGATATTGATACGGGGTACTGTAATACCTCTCTTACGGGCAATTCAGACGAAAGAATGTCAGCCAGTGAATGTGTAGACATAGGGCAAGCGAATTTACCTGACGTTGATTTATATGATTGTTGGGAAGTCGCAGGTAATAACGAGATTAAGAATTTTTGCAAATATGATGATGATAAATATGCAGAGCCTCAATCAGCTTACATCAGTCGTTGGTTTGGTTTTTTATCTGTACCTTTAACCCTTTGCCCGCCTGAATCATTCCCACGTTATGTTTCACCCGTTATGAATGAAACGGGTGAGCTTGAAGGGTGTTACGACCCTGCACAGGCAAACCTTGTTGATGATTGTAACTTAAATTCAACTGACCAATATCTAGCTGTTCCTGTTACGTCGCCAATCGGTTGTTTCACTACATCAAATGGCTCTCAATGTAAGTATAAGTCTGTCGATGTGGGTAACGGCGTTAATGCTTATGAATTGGATTTAGAGGGGGATTGTTACACCGATTTATTCCCTGACATAGAAGGGGACCCAGAAACCACCACAACGCCAACAAATTCAGAAGATACCTGTAAACCTTGGGGCGGTACTGGAATGATATGTCCAGAAAAAAGGGAAGATGTTTGCGATATGTACGGCAATTGCAATGAAGGCTGCGGCACTGTTAACGGTACTTTTGTTTGTATTGATGCGGATAGGGACGGTGACGGTGTACCTGATTATCTCGACCCTGATGTCGATGGTGATGGTGTTAGAAATGAAGTTGACCTAGATAACAATGGTGATGGTATTGATGATTCCATCGACTTATCAAAACCCAAAGAAGGGGAGGTAGACATTGACCTTTCGCCCATTGTTAACGAGTTAAAAAAGGGTAATGCAGAATTATCTGAAATAGGTCAGGGCGTTGATATGCTTAACAATGATTTAAAGTTTTTAGCAAAAGACGTATCAGACATAAAAGAGTCAATAACAGAAGTAGGAACCTACAAACAAGATAAGCCGAAAGGGGGGTTAAAAGGCTTTTGGGAAACTGACTACCCAGAAGGTTTACAAGGTGTTGTTGATGCAAAAATGGCAGAAGTTCAAAGCACCCAGTTCTTTACCTTTTTAGAGCAGTTTCAAATCAGTGTCGGCGGCTCAAGTGCCACTTATGATATGTGTTTTGATTTAGGGGGTATGGGTAACTTTGGTTGTCATAATTTCGATATTGACCCCAGAACCTTTCCAGCGATAAAAATATTTATCTTAATATCTGCGGTGTTCCTTTGCCGTCGTATTTTGTTTGGTGGTTAATATGATTTTATTAGATGCACATGTTGAGGCTTATAGATGGTTTCAGTTTTACCAATACATAGGGGAAGAAAATGCTTAATTTTTTCGTTGAAATGTGGAACAGCTTTGTCGATTTTAGTTGGCAGTTGGTTTTATCTGTTTTTGATATGTTGAAAGACCTTTTTTACTGGTTAATGGAACAGCTTTTTACGGTTGGTATTCTTATTTTAGAGGGTGTCGGCTCGTTAATGTCGGGCTTAAGTGTTGCTCAGTACATCAGCGCCTTACCAAGTCAGACAGCCCATACCATGTCTATTATTGGCATTAGTGAAGCAATGGGGATGGTAATAACGTGTTTAGGTATTCGCTTTTTACTTCAATTAATACCGTTTGTAAGATGGGGCTCATAATATGTTAAATGGAATTTCGGGAAAGCCTGGGGGCGGCAAATCTTACGAGGCTGTTGTTACTCATATTATAAAAGTCATTACCGTTGAAAAAAGAAAGGTGGTGACTAATTTACCTTTAAACATTGAACATTTTTGCTCAGTGTATGGCGAATATTGTCGAGAGTTGATTGTTGTCGTTGATGGCCAGTTCCATAACTATGGCGGCGAACGTCCTTTTTCACAAAAAGAGCACTATTTACAATATGAAGATTGGCAGAATGATAAAGGCCAGAAGGTTTATTTTTTTATAGATGAATGTCATTTAGCCATGCCAATGCAAGGAACGGACAAAGCGCTATGTGAATTTTACTCAATGCACAGACATTACGGTTTTGACATTATGTTAATTACTCAAAACTTTAGAAAAGTGAATAGGGATATTAGAGACATGATCCAAAATCATTATCGGGCGATTAAAAAGTCGATGATGGGTCAAGATGATAAATATATTTTAAAAGTGCACGATGGTGCGTCCAGCTCTAAAGCATCAGAAGTTGCAACACATGAAAGAACCTATGAAAAAAAGTATTTTGCTTTCTATCAGTCTCACACCAAATCAGACGTTAGCGTTGATGAGTCAAAATCAGCAGACATAAAAACGTGGTATTCTCATTGGTCAATCAAAGCTTCTGTGTGCTTTTTTATCTTTGCTATTTTTATTTTCACAAAAGCCTTTACCGATATTGAAGAAAAAACAAAAAGTGAAGAACTACCTTCCATTGAATCTGTAGTTGAAAATCCAACGTTAAAAAGTGATTTACCAACAGACATAAAAGTTACTGATAAAAAAACAGCCAAACGATTAACAGCGCGAGAGCAAGAATATTCAAGCATGTTAAAAGAGTCTAAAAAGTATCATCCTTTTTATAAAATCAATTTGTCTATTTCAGGCTATGCAGAATATAAAGAGAACGGAAGGAATACAAAGGTCGTTTACTTTTCAGCGAATCAAAACGGGCAGCATGTTTTTACATTGAAAAGTGTTGATTTGTTACTTGCTGGTTATGATGTCAGGGTGCTAACTGAATGTGCGGTGCAAATTAAATATTTAGACTATGAAGATTTTATCACCTGTGATGCGCCAAGACAGGGAGCTGGTGTTCCTGTTGTTGGAGAGCTCGCGAGTAATTAAGGTTGTCTTAGCATCGCAGATATAAACTGCTTTGTTTTATCGTGAGCAAATTAGCTTGCGATTATCGGGGAGTCTTTTTACTTTTAGCATACAATACATTCTAGGGCGCACAGTGTTAAATTGATTTCCTGTCATATTTAATGCGGTGCAAAGTCCTTTTTAAAATCAACCGTTGCCGTCCTACAAAACCTTTCTTAAAAAATAGCTTTTAGCCTCTATAAGAGGTTTTTTTGTTTTTTTTACTCGCCTTTTTTTATTATTTGGAAGGGAGGGACCCGCTTGCGGGAGGGACTCAACAAATAGTAAAAAATACCCCGTACTGTATTACGGGGTATAACTCCTACTATTTTACTCGCTTCCAGCCATAACTTGTTATTTTCAGTTTTTAACATACAATTAACACAATAAATAACAGGGATTGTTAACTATGACGACTAAAGAAATTGAACGGATGAATATCCTCTCTGAAAAAACACTTTCCTTAACGGCTACTCCAGAAGAACTCGCTGAATTTTATGAGCTTCTTAATATTATGAAAAAGTCTGACACGCATAATATCGTTCTTGGGTTGCCTCGTTAATATAATCTATTAACGTGTTTAATAATGTGTGATTAATTAGCTTTATAAATTATTCAACTTCATAATTTAATGATTGTTGGCTAATATCTACTTGGTCTACTTGGTCTACTTGGTCTACTTGGTCTAGTTTCCTATTACTTGCTTAAACAATTTTTCAATTTGATGTGTTTGCACTCCTTCATTGGAGAAAACGTGTTTAATCACTGTTTTACCGAAGGTCTGTTGAATTATGCCAATAAATACTTGATATAATTGTATTATTTGGTTACCTTCACTTCTATTATATAAAATTAAGACGGAATATGAATTTCTTTAATAAGTTTTTTATCCCGTGCAATAAGCTGTTATAAATCAACATTAACTTAGAGTGGTAGTATGAATCCAAGAGACATAAATCTAATAAATAAAACCCCTGAGCCGAATTTTTGGTCCTTACCAAATTGGTATAAAATTTTCTCAGTGGCCTTAGTGCCTGTTGCTATAGCATACAGCGGCTCGATAATTCAATCTGCCATAGCTGAAAAAAACCTAGAGAAAGATTATGTAGCTATCTCTGTCTCTATATTAACAAGCCCAAATAAAAAGATTGATGAGGATTTAAGAGGCTGGGCAGTTGAAATACTAAATATGCACGCACCAATTTCTCTACCAGCTAAATCTCAAGAATTATTAAAGTCTGGAGATGGGCTTTTAGGAAAAGCATCTTTAAAAGTTTCTAATGGCGATTTGTTCGTATTAGATAGTGCTTTTGACGGAAGAGCTATAATTGAAATAACACACTCTAAGGGATGCTTTGCTGAATATAAGTCGTATTATAAAAGTGTTACTGATAAAGGAACCTTTAGTTCAAATAAATTATTTGAAGATTACGTGAAAGATGCAGATGGTAATTCTATAAATAAAGGGAATACAATTATAAAAGCTGGCCCTTTCAGTGTTGAATGGTCATGTAATTCAGAAAGTTCTGGCTGGATATACCCGAAACAATACAGTACTGAAATTATCTTAGACAGGAAATTAGACGAATATATACCAGCGCAGTAGTTTAATTTATATAAAGTTGCTTAAACGGAGATAAACAGCTGGCTGTACTCGTTCCTCGCTATTATGGCAAGTCATTTTTACCCGCTTAGCAAAGCGTTATTAGTGATTGATAATTCTTCTTTCTTAAAGCAGACTGTTTCTTCTTCTAACTTATATAGGGATATAAAATTGAGTCTAAAAAATGAGGCGTTCAAAAAGGATTTGAAGTTTTTTATTAACGATTATGATGAAAACAATGAGGCTATAGCAGCCATAAGTCGAGCTGTATTTTTAGAAAAGTTTCCATCTAGCGGCATTTCTAAGCTAAGAATAAAAGATTATGTATACGGTTTAGGTAAAGATTCTGAAACATTTTGTAGACACGTTCAAGATAAGACAGAGAAATGGGCGAGAATCCGAGCCGGACAACCTACTAAATACGGTGTTTATTACGGTAAAGAAACTTATCAATTTGCTGAAAAATACGGTTCTAACTGGAAGGATGTTTTTAATAAAGTAAAATTTCATCTTCAACAATTGTTAACTGATGGTGAAAATCTCCATTTTGATAAAGTTGATAAGAATCCACTGGCACAAACCTTCAAAGCGAAAGTCCTAAGTCTTTACTACCCTGAAAAATACCTTAATGTTTGTGGTAAAAATTATATAAAAGATATAACTCGAGGATTAGGTTGGGATTGCAGTATTTCAATAAGTAAGCAACAACACTTATTATTTAAGGAGAAATTAAAGCACCCTGAAACGAAGTATTGGACAAACCCTAAATTCATGTCTTTCCTAGATCGTCGCTACATTAAAGAAAACTTAAATTCTACTGCTTGTAAAGATGTTAGTAAGCCGCGACAAAAACCTAACAAAATTGTCGATTTTGATGTATTACAAGAGATGCGAAATAAAATAGGTAAGATCAGTGAGCAATATGCTTTGAAATTTGAAAAGCAAAGACTAACTGGTTTAGGTTTAAAGTATCTTGTAGATAAAATTGAGGATAGGTCTAATAAACCAAGCTTCGGTTATGATCTTCTTTCGTTTGAGGCAGATGGTAGTGAAAGACAAATTGAAGTAAAAACTGTCAGTAAGAAAGAATGTAAGGAAAAAGGTGTTTATAGATATTTTATATCTAGTAATGAGTTTTCTGTTTCTAAAGAGCCTGATAAAAATTATCATTATTACTTCGTTATAATGGGGAGTGAGTTTAAACCCAAAAAACTTGTAATGATGTCAGCTTCAGTTGCAAATAAAAAAGTAGAAATGGAACCAATTATTTTTAAAGCGAAAGTTAAATTATATTGAACAAGATTTTAGGGTGTTTGAATTAAAATGTTATATTTAAAATAGACTAATCTATAAATTGTTATTGATATCAAACCAAAAAAATTAATTAAAGATATTTAGTTAAACTTATCATGAAGTTTGTGTGGAAATAACTGCGTATAAACTTGCCATAAAATATTAAGGTTCCTATGACCTGTAACTTGAGCTACTTCTTCAATGGAGTAGCCTTGTTCAAATAAACGGCTTGCCCCTTCACGCCTTAAATCATGGTAGCGTAAATCTTCAATACCTAAATCATTTCTTACTCGTTGAAATCCAGCCGTTACACTTCTTGAATTATAGGGAAAAATTACCTCACTAGTTTTAGGTTGTTTAGTGGCAATACTGAAAGATTCACCTAATAGTGGGGCAATCATGTGATTACCTTCCTTTTTACGGGGATCTTTTCTGTCTCTAACAACAATCGTTTTATGGTCTAGGTTTAGATCGTCCCATCGAAGTTTACAAACTTCACCTATACGCATACAGGTTAGAATACTGAAATCTAAAATATCTAAATAAGGAATTCTGACATGACCATTTGGCTTTTGTTTTTCTCTTATTTCTAATCCCACTTTCAATTTTTCTAGTTCAAGCTCTGTTGGCCTTCTAGTTCTTCTATCACTCTTACCAATTAAACCCATATCAATGAGTGTTGGTATTGCTTCATCAAAAACGGAAAAGTTGGCTTCAATATCAAAAACTGGGTGAGCTTTTTTCATTACCGCACGTAAATAACAAATGTCATGATAAACAGTTGCAGGCTTTGCTCCTGCAAGTTGTCTTATTTTACAGTGTGCAATTAAATCGCTAGTTTTAAGTTTATTACTTTGTATTTTAGCTATGTCACAGTCCCTAAGCATTTTGATCACGTATTGCTTAGTTCTTCCTGTTTTCTCCCATAAATGGACATCTTCAAAATATAAATCTAACAATGCGCTGAGTGGTATCGTTTTCTTAATACCAATTTCGTCATTTTCTATTTCTTGTACACGCTTCCTTCCATATGTACGAGCGAGTTCTTTTTTACGGAATGTTTTAGATTCTCGGTGTATAATTGCGTTTTTTTGTTTAACAACGACTTTACAGCGATAAGAAAAGTCACCGTTTGCCTTTGTACGTTTTTCAATTGTAAAAGATGCCAT